GTGTACTGACGAGGAGACGGGCTCTTGGCGACGCGCACGATGCCGAACACGTCGGACCAGATGCGGCCGACGCTGATGGTCTGGCCAGGGTTCGCGGCATCCTTGCGGGCGCGTCCGACGAGCAGATCCTTCAGACCGAAGTAGGTCGCGATCATCTGAGGCGTCGCGAATCCTTCCTTCTGGTACTGGAACAGCGCACGAATCGCCGGGTGCGTCGACAGCGTACGATACACGTTGACCGAGCAGTATCCGATCAGATCGGCCTGGCCCATGCCACCGAAGATGCCATCCACGGCCTGACGAATCAGCGCCACGGGAGAACCTCCGCCCGCGGTGTTCCACTCGGACCCAGCGGCAACCGCCGTGGTGTTCACGCCGAAGTTACCAGCGGTGGTCAGCACGGTTGCGATGCTCACCTCGCGGTTGAAGGCGAGACCATCGGCGACGAGCATCGTGCCATCGAGCAGCGGATCGAGCGGAGCGTCCGCGTTGTCCATTTCGGCGACGGCGATGGTCTGCTTCAGGCCGTAAGGCTTGCAGTAGTACGAGCCAGTCGTGTAGGTCTGGTTGACCTCGTGAGCTTCGTCGAGGCCGGCCATCGACGAGTCGGGATAGCCGAGCTGCGCGCGCTCGTCATAGATCCAGTAGAGGTTGCTCTTGCTGGTGACGGTCGCAATGGGGAGCAGGCGATCGCCGATGTACTCGTCGTTCTGGTAACGGACGGAGAGTTCCGCGATCGGGCGATCCACGTGGACGGGGTCCGTGCCGACGTCGCGAAGGTGAACGAGGTTGCGGTTCGACAGCGCAAAGCGCGCCTGCGCGGCGGGATCCTCCGAGTGGCGCATCTCGTCGTGAACCGCGCGCGCAACGTCGAAGTCCAGCCCGCGCTGCGTCCGCTGGTGGCGGAGCACGTGGGCATCGTAGTTGAACGCAACGCGGGGAGTGGACATCTGAGCGGACATGGAAATCTCCAGACGGGCACACGGCCTTGCCGCGCCCGAAGAGGGTCGTTGGAAATGAGAGGGTGGGCGCGAGCGCAGTCAGGCCGTGGGCCAGTGGCGCTCGCTCGAACGGGTGTTGCTCAGGCCGAAACGGAGCGGCCAGAGTTCATGAGCAAGCCGACGATGTCGCCGGCAACCCCGGTCTGCATGAACCGTCCTTTGATAATCTGCGAGGTCGTGCCGCCGCCGTTGGCCGCGGCGTCGGTGAAGCCGTTCGCGACCGTGATCGCATCGGTGCCGCGGGTTGCGCCGCCGGTGCCGACGGTGACATCCATGATGCAGTTGCCGAAGCAGATGATGGTGACCGAGTGACCGACGGTCGCGACGGCTTGCTCGACGATGCCGATACCGAGCGGGTCGTTCGCGCCAGCGAGCACACAGACGTCGTCGGTCGCGCCGAACTTGACTTCAAGTCCGCGGGTGACGGCGACGTTGCAACCGCCGCCGAAGGTGTGCCGGGTGGCGTAATCGGTTTTGATCTGCGGACGATTCGTGATCATGGATGAGCCTCAGGATGGAGCTTCGCCGTCCGGCGTTTCCGCCGGGCGACGTGGGTTGAACCTTGGTGGTGTGTGCCGAGCCGGTCAGGCTCAGGCGGTGACGGACGCCTTGCGCTCGGCCATGTGCTTCTTGAGCATCTCGCTGTAGCCGGCATCCTCCGAACCCTCGAAGGCGCCGCGCGCAGCATCGGTGTTCTTCGGGGCAGCGCCGGGCGTGGTGGGCTTGTTCATGTCGGCGCCAACAATGGGCGCGCCGACGATCATCATGTCGGGGCGACCGCGCAGCCCATCGAGGTGGCCCTTCCATGCGGCGCCGCCGTCGCTCTTGGCCATGAACATCTCCGCGATGGCGAGCTGCGAAGCGCGCTCGGTCGGGGCGATCTTGACGCCGATCAGTGCGTCGATGTCACGAGCAGCGATGTCGGCGCGAGCCGCGTTCAGGTCTGCCGTGACGGCCGTCACCTGGGATTGGAGAGCCGCCGCGCGCGACTCGTCCGCCGTCTTGAGCGTGCGAACCTCGGCGAGATCCTTCAGCGCCGTGGCGAGGTCCGCCGTGCGAGCAGCGAGATCGGTCGAGAGCGCGGTGAACTCCGCGGCCTTCTCGGTCGACATGGGGGCAACCTTGACTTCAAGGTCAAAGGGCTCCTCGCACGCGGGGCAACCGACCTTGCAAGTCATGCCCTTGTCCGTGGCGCGAGCGGTATCGATGGTGCAGTTCTTCATGGTGCTGGAAACTCCGGCCGTTCGCGTGGGCGCAGCCTTCGAGGGTGTCGTGTTGGTGGCCTGACGCGCCCACGAGGGTTTGAGGCCGAACAGGTTGAGCGTGGCGTCGACGTGCCGCTTGACTGCGGCGAGGTCGCTTTCAGGAAGTCCGCTACCGGTGACGGCGCGCATCACGTCGAGAGCGCCAGCGCGCACCATAGTGAGCTTGCCGTCAACGATGTCACTGTGCTGGAATCGGTAGCCCGTGACGTCGTTGCGCTTGTCGGGATCCGCGTAGGTGAACGCCTCAGCGTACCGCGCGAAGTCGAGCGTACCGTTGACGGTCGCCCATGCGCGAACACGCTTCTCAGCGGCAACGGCGTTCCACGATCCGGTGCTGGTCGGGTGAGCCTTGAACGGGACAGCGCCAGAGCGCTCGGCGAACTGCGCAGCCCGCGCGCGATCCATCATGCGACCGATGGTGTCGGCGTTGCGCTTGGCCTGGTCGACGGTGAGTCCCTTGGGGTTCGAGGGGACGTTGCAGCAACTGATCTCGAACAACTCAAGCTCGTCGAGGACGAGGACCTCCTCGCCGTCGATGACCTCGATCGTGTACTTGTTGGCGCGGAAACCAACCGAGAAGCCCTTGAGGACCTTCTTCTGGTACTTGGTCAGGACTTCGCGGTCGAACTCGGTCGTCGTGTCGAAGACCGCCTCGCCAACGAGTTGCTTGCTCTTGACCTTGAGATCCTCGACGTTGCCAATCGCGGGCCGATCGTCACTGCGATTGTGCGCCCACTGGAGAACGTTGTTCGCTTGGTAGCGGACGAGATTCCAGTTCTGTTTGAGCTTCGTCCCGTGACTGTCGATGTCTTCGGTCGAGGCTACGAACTTGAAACGATTCGTCGCGATCGGCGCAGCCGCGCGGTCTCCGTCGAGCACATCGAACACGATAGCAGCCGACACGTACAGACCATCCGGTTCGCTGGCAGATCCGGGCGCCTCGGCAGGCTCGACTCCCTCTGCTCCTCGGCTACCCGATCCGCCAGGGTCAGTGACGGCGTGCGCGAGTGAGAGGGCAAGGAGTGCGGCATTGATTTTCCCATTGGGCATGACGGTCTTTCGCGAGGTCGACGACGTGCGCGACCGACAGCGGTTGATTAGTTGGCGCGGCGCTCACTGGAGATGAGCGCGCAGTTTCCAGCCGAGTTTCTCGACGGCTTCCTGCACATCCGCGAGAGCGTTGGTGGTCGCGGCATCGCCCATCGACTCGGTCTTGCCGTAGGCCGTCGCGAGGCCATTGCCGGGCGGGGGCGGGCTCTCCATGGGCGCGATGACCTTGGAGCCGGCGACGATCGCGGCAGCAAGTTCAAGCGTGCCAGGGACTACGCCACCAAGCGCGGCGATGCGTTCCGCTAGCCTGTCGACGTGGCTGGCGAGCGCGTCGTACACGTCGCCGAACAGGCTGTGCAGTGGACCGAACGAGGCGCCGCGCACATTCCAGCGAGCGTGTTGCGTGGCAAGTGTGAGAGCGATCCCGTTCGCCACGATCGGCGAGAGCAGGTCCACCGTCGACGCTTTGAGCGCAGCCGGAACAGGGGATGGACCAGCGAGCAGGGGCATGGCTTTACCGTCGATCGGCTTGTCGATATGGACGACGTCGGCGCCGTTGTCGCGCGTGGCGTCGCGTTGGAACTGAGACGGTCTACCGATGACTCCGCCGGTCGCGTCGCGCTGAGTCCACAGGAGAGTGAGCCCGTCACGCGTGACGAAGGCGACCCAGACACGGGCAGCGTCTTCGATCCAGCCGAGCCACGGAATCGAGGCTTCGTAGATGCCCGATAGCGGGACCGTTCGCGCCGGGTGATCCAGCGGCGCGAACGGTGGCGCGGGTTCAGAAGCACTGCGCGCCCTCCACGCTTGCGCGGCGAGATGGGCTGCGTCGAGGCGTGAAGGGTGCATGGTGGTCGTCTCAGGCAGGAGTGGGGGCGTGCTGCGTGTTGATGACGACAACACGACGCTGAGTGTTGACGCCAGCCTCGGTTGCGTACCTGCGTAGCGCGTCGATTCGATACACGTTCAGCATACGTGTCATCGTGCGATCGTCAGCCGCGGGGCCTTCGTCGGTCGAGTCGTCGACGGGCTCGTTTTCCGTAGGAGCGGGCGGTGCTTCCTCAGGAGGCAGCGGGCACACTCGACCGCCCATCAACAGATCGCCGGGGTGAGGATCGGGGATTCCAAACGTTGCGCGTACCCACGACTGCGGGATATCGAGTAGGTTGCCGTCCGTGCCGATGAGCCGCGCGATCGCCTGCGACAGTGCCTCAAGATCCGCACCCTCTTCAGTGAGGAAGCGGAAGTCTGGCACGGGCGCGTTGGCCCCAAAGTTCAGCGCGATGAGCGGCGCGATCAACTGCCTTCGCAGCGTCGCTTCGAGCGCCCGAGCGTCCATGTCCCGTAGCGACTTCGCCACGTCAGCATGCACGTTACCGAGCGCCATCGCTCCGGTCTTGCCTTGCTCGACGGTGAGCGTAGCGCCGAGAACGAGCTTGCTCATTTCGGCTGCCAAGAACGCCGTCAGTCCCTCGTGATTTTTTGCGTCCCCGAGTCCCTTGGCGAACTCGACATGAAACTTGGTCGACTCGGGGAACCGCGCATAGCCGTTGCTGGTGAGTGCCTCTAGCGCCGCGTCGAGAGACGAGATGTCTTTGTCCGACGCATCGCGGTTGTACTCGCCCCACCGGTAGGGCTTCCACGCCAGTTCGGCTAGGCGCATCCAATCGGTGATCGACCACGTGCGAAACAGGCTCGCCCACATCAGGGGACGGACAAGTCCCTCACGCGGGCCCTCGGCTCCCGTCATGCGAGGCCGATGAACGATGAACCTGCCCGCTGGGTAGTCGGCGCGTAGGTCGATTCCCGGGTAGGGTGTCGCTGCCCCAGTGGCGTCCCACCATCGCAGCGATCCATCGTGCTGCGAATAGATAAAACGACGCGCCCCGATCGGCAGCGTGCCGCGGGGAATCACGTACTTGCCATCCTTTTTCCAGATGACCTCGGAGGCCGCGTAGCCGGGCAGGATCGCGCCGTTCAGGTGAGACAGCGTGGTCGGTAGGTCGCGAAGCTCAAAGCCTGGAAGAGGGCTCTCGCCGAGGTTACGCAACACCTTCTCGACCCATGCGGCGATCCGTAGCGCCTTGGGTCGTGGCGAGGTCGGGACAACTTGCCACGGCATCGACGAGGCGGACGTCTCGCGCCGGTACAGGAGGCCGCCAAGGTGGCAGTCCTTTGAGCGAGCATCGTCGGCAAGGTCGCACAGACGGTACATGTACCCGTTGTCGGCCATCCGCATGATCGCACTGGCGTCCTCGGGGGAGAGGTTGCCGCCGACGCGAAGTA